GATGTAAACCTTTTAGGTACTAAGAAGATAGATATTAATACTAACAGTAGATTAATTCAAAAGATACTTGCATATCCAGATGTGATGAAACATCAAACAAACGTCAAAGCAAATATGACTGACTGGCGTATGCATATGAAAGATGATGACTTTGGTAAACTAGCTTCTACTGTAGAAACGATTGCAATGAATATGCGATATGGTTCTACTCATGTAGATGGTGATACACATACAGTAAAAAATAAAGGACAATCCCCTAGACTTATGACGGATGAATGTTGGGGTGCATCTTATGGTAAAGGTGAGTTAACAAAGAATCATAATCATTGGCCTGCACTATGGAGTTGGTGTTACTATCTTCAAGTTCCAAAAGGAAGTAGTCCACTAGTCTTTTCGGAAGCTGGTATTATGTTTGAACCTAATGTTGGTGATCTTGTTATATTTGACGGACAAGCAGAACATTCTGTTCCCCCATGTGAGTGTGAGGAAAAAAGAGTTATGATTGCTGGTAACATAGTTGCAATTAGTCCAACACTATTTTTAAATCTTTCGGCGAACCCAAACTTCTAATTTGTCTAAATATAATTTCCAAACTTATAAAGGAGATTAAAACTGGTCAAATATAGAGTTTGCTCTAAGCAAGTTCTTCAAAAAGATTTGAAATTAGTTGATGCCCGAAAAGTACTTTCCAAATTAAATGACATTAATAATGACGAAGAACTAGTATACGAGCTAGAAAGATATACTGAACCTAAACCCAAAGTCTTAACGACAGTTTGGGTTACAGACGAAGATTGTCCAAACCTTAAAGTACCAATACGAAAAAAGATATAGTTAGTCCTTATAAATAACATTGTAAGGAGTCTAACTATGTCTGAAAATTATTTTATGGGTCTTGATGGCTTTGTTTGGTTTACTGGAGTTGTCGAGGATAGAAACGACCCAGACTTTTTAGGCCGTGTTCGTGTACGTTGTCTTGGATTTCATACAGAAGATTTAAATGACATACCTACAAATGATTTGCCTTGGGCTCATGTTATGCACCCAGTTACAAGTCCATCTATGCAAGGATTAGGTGACAGTCCTTCTTTTCTTGTTGAGGGTTCTTGGGTTATAGGTTTCTTTCGTGATGCAGTAGAGAAACAACAACCAATCATTATGGGAAGTTTGCCAGGCAAACCAACGAAAAGAGCAGACCCAACAAAAGGTTTTAATGACCCTCGTGGCGCTGGTTCTGTCCAAGACTATTATGGTGGAACTCCAACATATGGGCCTTATCCACTTAGTCGTAAATTAAAAGAATCAGATACTAATCGTCTTGCAAGAGGAGAGGTTGCAGAGAAACATATACAATTACGAAAAAGACGAAAGAATAGACAGATAGGCGTACAGACTGCAACTCAACCATTTATTCCAACAGTATCAGATGTATCAGTTGAAGAAGATCGTGGAAGTTTTGATGAACCCAACCCAAGAGATATTGATTATGAGAACCTAGAAGAAGAAGGTGGAATTTATCGCTCTGGTTTATATCCCTACAACCATGTATTTGAATCTGAGTCTGGACACATCACAGAAGTAGATGATACGCCAGGTGCAGAACGAACTTTCAGACAACACAAAACTGGTACATATGAAGAAATAATTGCAGACGGAACTAAGACAGTTAAAGTGATTGGTGATAACTATGAAATCATTGTGGGTAACTCTAATGTCTATGTTGCTGGTTCAGTCAATCTTACAATCAAAGGAGATGTTCGTCACCTTGTACAAGGAAATTATCATTTAGAAGTAGAGGGAGATTATACGCAGAAGATAGGTGGAAATATGCGTACAAGAATTGGTTATAAAGGAGCTGGTGGAAACCTTGAAGAAATTATAAGTGGAACTCATTCGTATAATATAGAACAAGAAGTTAAAGGTCGTATTGGAAAAGATGTTGTAATAACAACAGAGGGTAATGAAACAAAAAATAATAATGGATTCTATTCATTAACTGCAAAGAGTGATATTACTGCAATCACTACTGGTGGTTCAATGCTTATGAACGCAAGTACTAATTTTTCTATCGGTACATCTGGTATTATGACTGTCAACTCTGGTGCAAGTATGAATGTTAAATCAGCAACTGCAATGACACTTGCTTCCGAAACAACATTTACTGGAACAGCATCTGGAATAGGAACATTCACTTTCTCTGGTAGTGGAAGTGATTTCTTTGCAAATAATGGTTCTTCTGTTATTGGTCTTACAACTCATACTCATACTGACCCAGCACACGCTGCTCATGGTTCAGAAACAAGTACTGCAAATGACTAGGAGAATATAAATGGCAAATCTTTGTGGAGCAAACGAAGCAATAGATAATGCATTATCAAAAGCTTTAGATTTAAAAAATGATATACTTGGAAAATTAGAATTACCAGCAAGTGATATTGCAGCTTCAGCAAATGCTAAACTTACAGAACTCAAATCAGCACTTGATGGATTCACAGTAGATTTACCAACTATTCCAGATATAAATGTTCAAGCAGAAATCACAGGTCTTATTAGTGATATAGACAAAACATCAATACAAGGACTTATAGCTTTTAATTCTAAAGTTGCACAACTTAAACTTGACTTTGGTGATACCTTTAAAGATAAAGGTTTAGACTTAGATGAAATCATATCAAGTGGAACAGACTTAATAAGTGGTGGTGGTGACATTTGTGCTTTATGTCCTAACCTAGATTTACCAGCATCAGCATCTGGAACTGGTATTACTACAGAAGAAATAGAGGAACGAGGAACAGGTACAAGTGTTACTCTAACACAAACACCTAAAGAAATTTTATCAGTACAAGGTAAAAAATCAACTCAAACTTTTTTTACTAATATTAATTATAAACAAAATGGTCTTGTTATTGTTCCAAGTGCAGCTGGAACTTACTCTGAAATTAAAGTAACTTATATTGTTTCACTCATAAAAGAAAAACCAATAAATTCAAAACAAGCAGATAAAAAAGAAGAACAAGAAACTCCAGCAATAATCTCATCAAATGTAGATGCAAAGGATACTTCTTTTGCTGGTCTTATATCAAAATTTAAAAAAGATACTGAAAATGCATCATCAAGTAAAGATGTGAGTAAAGATTTAGCTGGAATAAAAGAAGCTATTTCATTTATTGGTTCTCCAGACTTTAAAGCAAAACAAGAAAAAGATTTTGCAACTTGGCAAACAGAATATAAAAAATTAAAAGCAGACCCACTTAACTATAAACCAGTAGTAACATCAAAAGGTAAAACTATAAAAGCAACAACTCCAGAAGCTGCAATTACAAAAGAAGTAAAAACCAATGCATCTACTGGAACTACATATACTGAAATAAAAAGAGTTACATCTTCTGATGCTGGAATAACAACAAGACAAAAAGAAAAGTTTGTACAATTAGTTAGATTGGATTTAGCTAAAGAAGTTTTATCTAATACAGATATTTCAAAATATCAAGACACTTATGAACAGATACAAGAAGTTATAGACCATTTTACCCCAGCAACAAGTGCAGCTTCAATTGAAATACCTGACCCTGTTTGGAATTTAATTGATGTTTCATTTATGGGAAGAACTTTTCTTACTCAAGAGGGAGTGCAATATGTAGAGCTCACAGATTTTAATAATAGAGGGAGTGAGCTTTCAACAATTTATTATCAATTAAATGGACAAACAATTACATTTAATGATATTGCTGGAAAACCTGTAGACCCATTCAGTAAAAAAGATATATTTGCAATTAATATTACTTATATAACATTGGATAAAATAGACCCAAATTATAGAGGTTAATCGTTATAAATAAAAGATAAATTAGGAGTCCATAACTATGGTTCAATACTTTGATGCACAATCGCAGAATAACAATGGTAGAAGTGTTAGAACATATTCAGACCTAGATTTATTCTTTGGAAAGAAAACATCTAATTCTGATGTAGCACAAGTTGTAGATATACAAGCAGTAAAGCGTTCTGTTCGTAATCTAGTTCTGATGAACACTTATGAAAAACCTTTTCACCCAGAGATTGCATCTGGTGTAAGAGGTATGTTGTTTGAATTAATGACTCCATTAACAGCAGTAATTCTTTCTAAACAAGTAGAAGATGTAATTACTAACTTTGAACCAAGAGTAAGATTAATTAGTGTAACTTCATTACCAGATTTGGATAGAAATATGTATGAAGTATCCATAGAATTTTATGTAGTAAATGCACCGACAGAGTTAGTTGACTTAACTCTATTTTTAGAGAGATTGCGATAATGGCCGTAAATAATAAAAGACTTAGAGTTACAGAATTAGACTTTGATGATATAAAGGATAATCTGAAAACTTTTCTAAAAGGACAAAACCAATTTAAAGACTATGACTTTGAAGGTTCTGGTATGAATATTCTTTTAGACACACTTGCATACAACACTCACTATCTAGGTTTCAATGCAAACATGGTTGCAAATGAAATGTTTTTAGATAGTTCAAGTTTACGTTCTAGTGTTGTATCTCATGCAAAGAAATTAGGATACGAAGTGAGTTCTGTAAGAGCTCCAACTGCAATATTAAATATAAATCTTTCTACAACTCTAGCTTCTAGAACAATGCCTGCTGGTACTGCGTTTACCACAAGTGTTGATGGAACGAGTTATCAGTTTGTTACAACATCTAGTATTACTTCTACAAATACTGGAAACAATATTCCTTTTGATAGTGTAACTGTGTATGAAGGAACTTATGTTACTTCAAAATATCTTGTTGATACTTCTGATGTTGACCAAAGATTTATTCTTACAGACCCACGCTCTGATACAAATACACTTACTGTAAAAGTTCAAAACTCTACTTCAGATACAACAACTACAACTTATACAAAAGCAACAGACATAACTCAACTCTCTCCAACATCTACTGTTTATTTTTTACAAGAGATTGAGGCTGGAAGATATGAGGTTTATTTTGGAGATGGTGTTGTAAGTCAAGCTGTTTCAGATGGAAACATAGTTGATTTGCAATATGTTGTTACAAACAAAACTGAAGCAAATGGTGCATCTACATTTTCTGCACCATCTACAATAGATAGTGTTACTAGTATTACTGTTACAACTGTTGCTTCTGCATCTGGTGGATCAGAAGCAGAAAGTATACAATCAATAAAATTAAATGCACCTCTTGACTATTCATCTCAAGGTCGTGCAGTTACAACAAAAGATTACGAAGTGTTTGTTAAAAAATTATTCCCAACCACTCAAGCTGTTTCAGTTTGGGGTGGAGAAGATGGAAGTTATGATTCAAGTACAGGCGTGAGTTCAACTCCAGAGTATGGTAAAGTTTTTATTTCAGTTAAGTCTACAACTGGAGTCGATTTAACTTCTGCACAAAAAACAAACTTAGAAATTGCACTTGCACCTTATAAGGTTGCATCTATAACTCCAGTAGTTGTTGATGCAGAAACCACAAGCATTATTTTAAATATTACCATAATGTATGACACAAGTGCAACAACTTATACTGGTGACCAAATTGCATCTTTAGTTGCAACCACAGTTGAAAACTATAGTGCCTCTGATTTAGAGTCATTCAATACACCATTCAGACATTCTAAATTATTAGGATTGATTGATGCAACTGATAGTTCTATATTAAATAGTATTACAACAGTAACAATGGCAAAACTTTTTACACCTACAATATCAACTGCCACAGATTATAATTTAAATTTCAATAATAAATTTTATAATCCAGTAAGTGGATATAATGCCACAGGTGGTGGTGTCATTGCATCTACTGGATTTTATTTGGGTAGTGTAACAACCACAACATATTTCTTTGATGATGATGGTTCTGGTAATCTTAGAATATATTCTCTTGTATCTGGTGTAAGAACTTATACTAATAGTGCAGCTGGTACAGTTGATTATGCAAACGGATTAATAAAAATTTCTTCTGTTACTATTACAGGAGTGGCAGAAGTTGATGGAACAACTTCAACACAAATTCGTTTAACTGCATTACCAAATTCTAATGATATTACTCCAGTAAGAAATCAAATACTTGAGATAGACACAACGAATACAACTTATAGTTCAAATGTTGATGCAACTACTTCAACTGGAGTTGGTTATTCCACCACAAC